TCACCTTCCCTTCGTGACATGGGATTTTCAGGACAAACACATCCTCTGGATACAGGAGAAGATAGAAAAAGGGAGAGAAGGGTTGTCGGATAAGAGTCGTGACATGGGCGCAACCTGGGATCACCTCGTGGTTTACACCCACCGTTTTCTCTTCCACAATGATGAAACACATCTGATGATCTCGCGTAAGGAAGACGCGGTTGACCAGCTTGACGGGATGCCCAAGAATTACCCTCATGGGTCTCTGGCCGACCCCGGCACGTTGTTCGGTAAACTGGATTACATGCTGAATCGGCTGCCCGAGTGGATGTTGCCCCGGATGACTCGGAAGAAAATGCACCTGGTCAACCTCGATACCCGCACCCGTATCGACGGCGAATCGTCAAATGCGACGGCGGGTTCGTCTGATCGGCGTACCTCCGTCTTCCTTGACGAAATGGCCAAAATGGAAGAGGGGGAGTCGATTAAGCGGAGTACCCGTGACGTAAGTGCCTGTCGTCTCCCGTGTTCCACACCCCACGGGGCGGGAACGGCGTTCAGCAAATGGCGGTTGAGCGGCACGATCCCTGTCTTCGTGATGCCCTGGTGGGAACATCCCGAGAAGGGGCTGGGCCGATATGTCGGCAAAGATGTCCTCGGGCGGTTCAAGATTCGCTCCCCGTGGTATGACAACGAGGAGAAGGAGCGAACGCCGAAGGAATTGGCCATTGACGTTGATATGGACCACATCGGTTCGGGCGATACCTTTTTCGAGGCGATGATCCTTGAACAGCATAAGAAACTGTTCGCCCGTCTCCCGCTCTACAAACTGCATCTCAATTTCAAGAAGACGATCTCTGACGACAAGGTGAGGGATGCACTGGTCCGGCGGCGGCATCAAGACATCGAACGTCGGGGGCCGCGAGAGGGACCGTGGCGTGTGTGGTGTCAGTTGGAGAATGGACGCCCTGACCAGACGAAGAGTTACACACTAGGGGTAGATATCAGCAAGGGACAGGGTGCTAGTAATAGTACAATGTCCCTCCTCTGCAATGAGACGAAAGAGAAGGGTGCGGAGTATGCCGACGCGAACACGCCCCCCTATGAGTTGGCGAAGTTGGCGTGTGCGGCGGCGTTGTGGGCCGGGGGCCGTAGTCGTCCTCTCCTGATCTGGGAAAATAATGGCGATCCAGGATTTGATTTTGGGAATATCGTCGTCCATAAGTACAATTACCCCAATATCTACTTCGACAAAGTGGTGGGAACAATCTCAGAGAAAAGGGGAAAAAGGTACGGCTGGCGATCCACCCCCGAGAAGAAGGCCACATGTTTGGGACTCCTGCGAAGAGCTTACGCTCGTGGTTCCGTTATCAACCACAGCGAAGAGGCCCTGAATGAGGCCCTTACCTATGTGCATTACGAGGGGGGCGGGATTGGTCCGGCGGAGTTGGTAGAAGAGTCGGACTCGGCTCGCAAGTGTCATGGGGATAGGGTGATAGCAGATATGTTGTGCATCGTGGGGAGAGGGGATATGCCCAAATTTCGTAAACAAGAACAGGCAATTCCGAAACATTCCATCGGTGGGCGATTCCGGGAATTTCAAAAACAAAAGAGGGCCGCGAGACAACCGCAGACTACCTTTGACTTTACGCAGTGAGTGTAATTATGCCGATGAATATTAGTCCGAAACAGGTGCAAGAGGCCGTCTTGAAAGGGAGGGAGCGATTCCAGAACTTTCGCCAAGCGAGGTTGATGTTTCTTCGTAATTACGTCGGACAGTATTACGATCAGGAGAAAGGGGGGATTGGGGGCGAGCCACTTAATTTGATCTTTAACGCGATTCGTATATTACTCCCGTACATCGTGATGAATTATCCCACGTGTAATGTGCGATCTAAGTATTTGATGGCACGGGAATACGGAGAGTTGTTGAGCCTCGCGTTGAACCAGCATAGTCAGGAGATCGACATCAAATCCGTGTATCGACGGTGGATTGTTGACGCAATTTTTACCCTTGGGGTGTTGAAAACTGGACTCGCGGAAAGCGACAGTGTGTACGGGTTGGATGAGGGGGATACTATTGAGGCTGGGACGGTTTATACCGAAGCCGTTGACTTTGATCATTTTTGTGTTGATCCTTCAAGCCGGGATCATATGTTCCGCGATGCCCGGTTCATGGGGGATTCCATGTATGTCCCCCGTTCTGTGCTTCTGGATAGCGGGTTATACAAGAATGATCTGGTAGAGAAACTCCCCCGTATCTCCAGTAAACAGCAGGACGAACGGGCGCACGGTCTAAGTATGCGGGAGTTGAACGCGGATGATCTTTGGAAATTGGAAGACGAGGTGGAGATTGCAGAACTCTGGGTGCCGGGGGCCAAAGCTATCGTTACGGTTCCGATTGGGCCCAACGCGGCATTTGATGATTATCTGCGGGTCGATGAGTACTACGGTCTCAATGACGGCCCGTACACCCTACTTTCTCTAACCCCGCCCGTTCCCAGCAATCCCCTCCCCGTGCCCGCAGTTGGCATATGGAATGATCTACATATCCTAACGAATAGGATGGCGAAGAAGATTATCGACCAGGCTACCCGGCAAAAAGATGTGGTTGCATATCGGGGATCGGCAGCGGACGATGCGGAGGAATTGCAGAATGCAAGGGATGGGGGGGCGATTAAGTGCGATGATCCCGACGGCATACAGATCAAGAGTTTCGGGGGTCAACAGAATAGCAATGAAGCGGCGTTAGGCTCGCTGATGTCATGGTTTAACATGATGGCGGGGAATCCAGCGGCTCAGGGGGGCACTTCTATCGGCGGGGATTCGGCCACGGAAACCCGGTTGCTCGCGGGCAATACCTCTGTCGGTCTTGAGGACATGAAGGATTTGGTATATCAGGCGGTCGGGGCCGAATTGCGGAGGCGGGCTTTTTATTTCCACACTGATCCCATGATTAACATGCCTCTGATCCGACGCCAATCCCAACCGGCTCAGTACGCACCGGGGGCGACGGGGCCGATTATGGTCTCCCCCGCTACGATGCGGGAGATTCAGGTATTCCTTACGCCCGAAGCCCGGCGGGGTGACTTCCTTGACTTTATGTTCAGTGTCGAGCCCGAGTCGATGGGGCGTAGGGACTCTCGCACGCGATTCCAACAGGCATTAGATTTCGCGGTAAAGATTCTGCCGGCAGCGGCTCAAGCGGCTCAAACCCTCGCTATGTTGGGCATTCCCTTCTCTCCGAAGGAATACATCATTCGCATGGCGAAGGATGCTGGTATTGATTGGCTCGATCAAGTCTTCTATGACCCCGAATTTCAACAGCAGATGGCGATGCGTTTGATGGCGGGACCGCAGGCTGGACCATCGAAGGGACAGGCCCAACCCAAAGACATGTCTGCCCAGATCGCCCAGAACGGACAACCTGCAAATGTGGCGGGAGGTGCCCCCGACATGATGACTCAAATTATGCAGGATGAACAGATGGGGGCGAATCAGGGGCAAATGGAAACGAAGAAGGAGGTGTGGTGATGCCATGGAAAACGGACAAACAACGAAGATGGGGGAATAGTCCCTCGGGCGTCGAAGCGATGGGTCAAACGAAGGTTGACGAGTTCAACCGCGACTCTAAGAGAAAAGAGTTGCCCGAGCATGTGAGACGGGCGAGATTGGTAAAAATAGTGGCTCGAAAACTGAAAGAAATGAGAGGTGATTAATTCCACTTTACACCTATCAGTGTACGAGATGTAAACGGGAAACCGTTGAATTTCAGAAGATGGCCGACAAACACCTGACGGTCTGTCCGATCTGTAAGACCAAGACATATCGTCGAATCCCCTCCGTTCCGAGCACAAACCTACGTGGGTTTTCCACCCCCATCGACATGTACAGTATCGCAATGGATGATGATGCGGCGATCAAGGAATTCATCGGGAAATGCCCAGATGTGGAAGTAGCCACGGATAAGGCCGATCCGATGTATGGAGTTCCCATCGCTAAAAATCGCCGGGATAAACTTCAGGCATTAAAGGGGGCTGGTTTCGTGGAGACAAACTAGATAAAAGGAGAAGACAACTCAGTTTTTATTGGACAAAGGGCCGTTTGTGTGGTATAATTGTAACGATAGTTCTACATTTCCCCCCTACCCCCACCCTTGCGGTGAGCAGCGGGGAAGGAGACTCAATTGCCAAGTGAAGAGATCGAAACAGCAGTAGCAGTAGCACCCGAAATCCCCTCATCCCGAGTGGAGGATGATTCGTTTGTAGAGGAGAGGTCTGCCACTACGGGGACAAAGACCCCGGAAGAGGACCGTGCGACTTTTGTGTCGAGAGTGGCGGAAAAGATTCGTACTCTCGCCGCGACTTCTGAAAACGGGGATACGGTTTCGGGTACTGCGGGCACTGACAGTTCTGCTGATCTGTCAGTTGCCACTCCCGTTCCCGTCCCCGTTGACAATGAGGCGGGCGGAGAGGCGACGGGAACGGGAGAAATTGACGAATCAAGGGATGCAGCAGTCAAGGTCCCGGTAAAGCCGGCTGCCGAGACTCCTATCCTCCCTGATTCGTACCGGCGTTCGTTGAAGGCGTATGGCTGGGAAGATGCGGCCATCGATAAAAACCTTCAGACTATGGGCAAGGATTTCATCGACACTGCCGCGAAGATTCACTCAAACCGGAATTCTGAAGTGGGTCAGTGGGCAGAGGCAGGACGCCAAGCCCGCGAGCAACAGTCAAAGAGTGGGGTAACACCTCAACAGACTGCATTGTCGAGTGCTGGTAGTCTTCAATCCCTTGATGTTGAGAAATTGAAGGAAGAGTACGGCGAGGACGCCTTGATTACCAAGCTTGTTCTCCCGATGAGTGCGATGATTGAACGGATTAATTGGATGCTTCCGGCTGTGCAAGAAACGCAACAGAGGGCTAGTCAAGCTGAGCAGGATGCTTTGCTTCGGCAGATTGATGGCTTTTTTGGTAGTAAGGAAATGGACGCCTTCAAGGAAATCTACGGCAGCGGGAATGAACTTACGACGGAGCATTTCACCGCCCGCAATAAGGTGCTGGAAATGGCGGATGCGTTGGTAGTTGGGGCTAGTATGCAACATCGTAGACTCTCATCCGCTGATGCTTTGCAGATGGCCCATGATTCCGTTTCCAGTGGATTCAAGAAACAAGAAGCTCGTGTTGAGATCAAAGGGCAACTGACGAAACGGGCAAAAGGAGTCACCCTCAGACCCTCCTCTCGTCAACCAGTGAAGAGAAGTGGTGAGGGGATGACTCGTGAAGAATTGGTGAAGGTGGTTAGCCAAAAGCTAGCCGCAATGTGTGGCGATAACTCTTAACTCAAAGACCGGCTGGGCAGTAACTCTCGGTTGGTGAAGGATTTCTATGGGCGTGGACATCAGCCAAATGTCTGATCTGCTTATGACGACTTTGGCGAATCGTGCGAAGAATTTTTTCGAGGTTATGTGGGACACCCCCGACCTTGTGTTTTGCCGGATTTACAATGAGCACCGCCGGAAGATTGCCGGTGGCACAAGTCTCAAACGGCATGTGATGCTGGATCGAGTGGGGCGGGCGAAGTATCGTCAGATGTTCGATACTGACACTCCGGCCGTGGATAACACCCTACATGAGATTGAGGTTCATTGGTCTCAATTGGGTACGTCCTATTCGTGGGACGAGCTGGAACTCTTGCAGAACATTGCGTCTCCGGAAGGCGTCATTGACCTGGTGGAGTCCCGCCGCCTTGAGAAGATGTGGGATTATGCTGAGTTGCTTGAGGATCGCGGTTGGCTCGCTCCGATTTCCGCGACGGATAGACTCAATCCCTTCGGCGTCCCCTACTACCTCCCCTATGCGAACAACGGGGCCACGGCGGCCGGGTTCATAGGTCAGACGATTCGGTATCAGGGCGGCACAACCGGTACGATCTGTGCTGGCATTGACGCGTTGCTTGAGGATAAGTGGAAGAGTTACTGCGGTTTCTACACGCGAGTGGATAACGGTCTGCTTCGCACTCTGCGTTCGGCGATTCGCCGGACGATCTTCCGACCTGCCCCGAATGTTCCGGTTCAGGGCAGTAACAATGTGGGTTCGCCGTGCGAGTTGTATGCGAACGATGAGGTTATGACGGAGATGGAGGATTTGGGAGACAAGAGAGACGATGCGTCGGCCCCGAAGGATTTGGCGGGCAAGATGCTCCACAACATGGACGGCGTGGTATTCTTCAATCGTCGGCCTGTGCGGTATGTCAGCCGCATGGATGGCGAGACGGTTGTTGACTCCAATGGTGCT